CTTAAAGAAAAAATCACACTCGATATGCTCACAAAGGACAGCGTGTCGGTACTCAGACAGCAGTTTTTGACCTTTAACGGTGAAGAAATGCAGGTTGGCGGAAACATCCGCAATGCATATATGAACAGCAAATCAGGCAGAGAACAGCTCAAAACGGTGTTGTCTGATGAATACTATAACGCTGTCATGGCAGTTTGGGGCGACAATCCAACCGTTGACGAGCCGATAGAAAGCGAGGTGTAAGCAATGAAAGAAAACATTTTACAGGCACTATTTGCCACGGTGTGCGGTGCTATTGTCGCATATCTTAACATCTTGCTTGTGCCGTTTGCGGTGATGATTGCGGTAATGATTATCGACTATATCACAGGAATGGCACAGGCATACATAAGCCACACGCTGAACAGCCGTGTCGGTGTAACAGGCATTATCAAAAAGGTAGGCTATATCGTAGCTGTAGCGGTCGGTATTGTTGCCGACTATCTCATCAGTTCGGCACTTGTCAACTGCGGAATTGACTTGCGGATTAACTACTGTATCGGCATGATTGTTACGATTTGGTTTATCATCAACGAGTTGATTTCAATCTTAGAAAATCTCTCGGAAATCGGTATTCCATTGCCGAAATTTTTGGTGTCAATCGTCAAGAGATTAAAGACAACAGTCGAAGTAAAAACAGATGAAAGCGAGGAGTAATTATGGTTTTATCTAATACTGTTGACAAAATGTTAAGCGAAGATTACAAAGAAAGGTTTATCGCTGAATATCAGCAGTTATCAATCCGCCACGACGGCTTAAAGAAAATGCTTGATAACTGGGATAAAGAGAATCTGAATTTTATTCCGACTTGCCCACGCAGTACATATGACTTGCAAATTAAAGCAATGAGCGATTACAGAGCCGTACTTGAAGCAAGGGCAGTTATGGAAAATATCGACTTGAAAAAATTATACGCAGAAAGCGAGGAATAATTATGAGTAATTCAAAACTTGTTAATTACACAAAATTAAGCCCAAACCACAGTGGTAAACGCACACACAGTATTGACCGCATTACTCCGCATTGCGTTGTAGGTCAGTGCTGTGTCGAAACCCTCGGCAACATCTTTATGAATACAGCCTGTGAGGCAAGCTGTAACTACGGAATCGGCTATGACGGCAGAGTGTTGCTTTGTGTAGATGAGGGCAATCGCTCTTGGTGTTCATCAAGCAATGCCAATGACCAGAGAGCAGTCACAATCGAATGTGCAAGCGACACGGTAGCTCCGTACACAATGAACAGTAAAGTGTACAACAAACTTATTACACTATGCGTTGACATCTGCAAGCGTAATGGCAAGACTAAACTGCTTTGGTTTGGTAATGAAAGCAAGACGCTAAATTATTCACCAAAGTCAAATGAAATGGTATTGACTGTACATAGGTGGTTTGCGAATAAATCTTGTCCGGGCGACTGGCTCTATAACAGGCTCGGCAATCTTGCAGACGAAGTAACCGCCGAGCTGTGCGGTAAAACATCAAATAAGGAGAATGAGGAAATGATTAAATACGGCGCACACAATACAGCAACACTTGCGTTTAAGAAGCAGTTGATTACTTTATACAATATGAGAATCATCAAGACGAAAGTCGATAATTCAAACGGTTTCGGTGACGGCACTTTGAAAGCTGTAAAAGAGGCACAGAGAGCAGGTAAAGTCACAGTTGACGGTATCGTTGGCGAGAAGACCATCAATGCTATCTATCATCTCATCAATGACGGTATTCGAGCAAAAGACAACAAAATTGCCAACGCAAAAAAGGCACTCGGCTAATTAAAACCTAAAGGACATTCTTAATGTCTTGACAAACACATGATTGCAAAAAAAATCCCCTCATCCGCCGTAAAAAGCGAGTGAGGGGAGTTTTGTCATTTGTAGATTTGTTAGCTACTTGTTAGCTGTGTGTTAGCTACGATATGTATTTTTCCGTGTTTTAGAGTGATTTAAGTATAGCAAAACCCCAGTAAATATCGTATTTACCGGGGTAAAAAGTTATGGTGCAGGTAACCCTGACAAGTGGCTTATTTATCGGCTTTTTATGGTGTGACAGTAAAGTTGACAGTGCATTTTCGGACAGTCATACTATTGCAATGTTATTGCTCTTCATATAGCTGTCAGCTACAGCAAGATTTTCCATACTGTATTTTTGGAAAACATCACAGTATGTATCAAGCGTAATTCTTATATCAGTATGACCGAGAAGATTTTGCAGTACCTTTGCAGGCATACCTGATTCAATACATCTTGTTGCATATGTGTGACGAAGTGAATGTAAATCAACCTTTCCGTAAACACTCTTATCAAGTATATCATACTTTTTCAGCGTGTTTGCGTATTGATAATTTACCTGATTAGTTGTGACAAGTTTATCCACACTTGAAGCAAATATAAGACCGTCTTTTTTATCTCCGATACACTGTTTTAAAAAATCAGCCATATCATCATTAAAATAGATTGTACGCATACCTGCTTTAGTCTTTGTTGAGCTGCTTATATATGTTTTGCCGTTAAGACCTCTGCTGACAGTTTTACAAACTCTAATTGTACGGTCATTAAAGTTTATATCTCCTACCTCTAAGGCGTTAATTTCGCCCATACGCATGCCTGTAAACATTGACAAAAGCATTTGTTCCGAATAGCGTATATCCTCGCTTTTGAGAACATCTATCAGCTTTTTCTGTTCATCAACAGTCAATGCTCTTACTTTTACAAGCTCCTGCTTTGACTTTGGCTTTCTGATGTTCAGCATAATGTTTTCTGTAACAATTTTCTTCCTTACAGCTTCATTGAAAACTGACTTTAAAAGCTGATATGCTTTATCCAAGTATGACTGCGAATAAGAGATTTTAGAAATGAAAAAATGCTTTATTACATCTTCCGTAATCTCACGCATTGCTAAATCATAAATAGGACTCATTGACTTTAAGGTTTCATTCTTGCGGTCATATGAAGTTTGCTTAATCTCATTAAGAGAGAATTGTTCTTCAATCATCTTTTCGGCAAGCTCATAGACAGTTGTGTTATCGGGTTCGTCAAAAAATCCTGCTTTTGCCTGAATACGATATTCAAGCAACTTATTCTTAACAATGCGTTCGGTTTTACCGTAAGCCGTCTTGCGTTTTTTCTCACCGTTAATTTCAAGCGTTATCTGACCCGCAAAGCATTTTCTGCTTTTAACATAGTATACAGAACCGTCACCGTAATCAAGTTTATTGCATTTAGACTTAGGCTTTGTGCTTTTAGTACTGATAAAAATCGTTCCTTTCCAAACCGTAAAGCACAAAAGATTTTTACTATATCAGTATTGTATAGCCTTAAATCTTTTGTGTCAATACGGTTGCTTAAATATTATGTAAATGCTTTAAATGCTCATACCCTTCTTTTCTGCGACCAGTTAAGAAAAGCATTTAGCTCAACTTTAAGATTTTTACCTACCCGTATTAAAGGGAAATCTGCTCTCAACATAATATTGCGTGCAGTAGGCAAGGAACAACCAAGTGCTTCGGCAACCTCTTTAGTACCGATGAATTTAATCTCTACACTCATATTAAGTCCTCCTTTTTATCGGGAAGACTTTCTGCAAGTTTTAGAAACTCTTCACAAGCATAACGCCTGCCGTTTTCATCTTTTGAAGGTCTTTTAGAGCGGTAGTTATCTCCGTGAAGAGGTATTCCTAATTTACCTAAAAAGTATCGTAAGTCTTCAAAACTGTAGCCGTTATAAGATGTACCCATTTTTTGACCGTTACTCATGTCGATTATCCAATATCTCTGACACGCTCTGTACCGTAATGCCTTATAACCCAAGAACACCGGCTTTAATTCATACCCAGCTTCTCGAAACACTTCCTTAATACGCCAACTGGAATAATAATCATATGTCGAGATGAAAGTTAAATCGCTAAGCTCGCTACCGCCTGTATATTCGAGAATTTCATCGGAATCATCTTCATCACACATATTCTTTTCTTCAATCATATACATCACCTTCCACTTCGCAATGAGGATACTTGATACCTTTAAAGAGGGCATATTGCAAAATCTCGTCTGCAACAACTGGGTTAATAATAAAATTATCGAAGTCATATTCTTGACGAAAAGCTATCTTATTTGCAAATGCAATATAAATACCTCTTAAAAAGCGCTCTAAATCTAAGGCATATTGCTCTCCGTTTCGGGTATAAATATGGACATCTCCACCCTCGGCAATCGGAAATAATATATCGTCAGTGCCTTTGGCATCACCCACATACCGAGTTGCTTCTACCCAATGCTGTGCGTTACCGAAAAAGGCTAAGTATAATATGTAGCTTAACGCTTTCTCTGATAACTTCAAACTTTTGTATACCACGCTATTGTAATAAAAAGAGTATACACATACTTTCACTTTGTGGCTTCTATGCCACTTTTCACTTAAATTTCCATACATAGTGAAAACTCCTTTCTGAATTATAAATATAAAAAGAATATTGAGTTAAAATATTTAAGTATTTCGGTTTCTCGGTTTTTCGGTTTTATATTTATTTGAATTAGTTAGTTTTTAGGAAATAGGTTTCTCGGTTTTAAATGTTTTACTCCATATCCTTTGAATAGAACGAGCGTTCAAATTCTTCATCAGACACTATCTGATTGTATTTATCGTTTGTGCTATCACCTTCCTTTACAAATTCTTTCGACTTTGAATTTGGTTCAAGTTCATTGCCAGAAAGAAATGGAAATACGTCTTCAATTGTGTTATTATTATCTATAGAATTATTATTAAGCAGAAAAGGAAGTAAAATATCATTGATATACACTCTTTCTTTTCCGTACTCCATAGAAAAGTCATTCCATTCTCTGATTTTAATAAAATCATAATCCATCTTAATATAAAACTTACACCGACGTTTCAACTGATTGATGGGTTCGTCCTCGTGTTCAAAAACATTATGATAAAACTCATCAATTTTTAAAACAGAAGTGAGTATAATCAAACTGCAATTAACATATTTGTTTTTATAACGGCTTTTAATAGAACAAGCTGTATGCGGGTCTAACAGCTTTAATAAGTCGGAAAGCCCCAACGCTGACGGTCTTATGTCATCCAATATTAAGCAAGGCTGTTGACAGTAACCGTCCAATACATCATTGCTACCCGAAGACACAAAATAGTCCATATTATGTGTATCAGCTATCTTTTTTGCTAGTGTTGTTTTTCCTGCACCAGCTTGTCCGCAAATATAAATGCAGGTTGTTTTTCGTTCGGATTGAGTATTTTGTAAATACTCAGCTCTTACTTTGAACGCATTTTCAATCACTCTTAATGAATCAGGGTAAACCAATAACTTCGTATCAATCTCTGTAGTTTTGTTATACTCCCTAATTTCACCACTCAAAATACGGTCAACAATACTACTCAGTTTATCCTTGCTGTCAGCATTAGCTATAACTGATTGAACATCAAAATTAGCTGTAATATTTTTAACATCATATTGTGCTTTATCAGGGGCATTGATATGTGCCAGATATAAAACAGCGTCCTCAAAACTACCATTTATCTTTGAAACGAAGTTTTCTGCAAGATTGAACCACTTGCAAATATACTTAGTTTTCTGTGGCTGTGACCGTTCAAACTTAAGCACTAAATGAATATGTGCAGGCTTAAATTCTCCTGCTTTATGTTTAGGATTTCTGCTCTCATCTGCTTTAGTGTATAAGTCTTTATCGTGTATTATATAAGCATAATTGTTAATGACATGGGATTTAGCTTCTAATATTTCAGAAAGTTTATCCATATCAAATAATACCTCTCCGTCATCATTATTAAGCCTTGAAACTATCTCACACGCACGTACTGACGGCAACTTAATCACCTCCCCATTTGGAGGGCAGTAACGCCCTCCTTATTATCAAATCAGTTTTAGTCATATCTCTGATTTTGGGTATTGATACCTCAGCCAATGGTTTACCATCTACCCTTAGGTATCCCTTGCCTCTTCCTTTTGGCTGTAAATCTTTTGAATCGGGAAATAACATTCTCGAAGATTCAGAAGATAATCGACCTAATCCGAGAGCGACACCAAAGTTATCTCTTGCACCTGACATAAAATTACTTGAATCAGCTCTCTGTAATGAAAGTATTACAAAGATATTCAGTCCTCTGCCGAGCATTAAGATACCTGATAATTTCTGTTTGTACTCATCCTGTTGCTTCTTTGGTAAGGATGACAGAAATCCTGCCCACTCATCAAAGACAAGATAACAAGGCTGTTTACAATTGGTGTTGTTCTTTATACGATTTTGCATTAAATCAAAAACAGTATCCAGACCCTTGCCTACATCCATATGACTGAAATAGTTGGAACAGTCACTCATAGCGTAGAAATCAATAGCTTTAAAATCACAGAGGTATATCAAGGAATCAGCCTCAGCTAATTGCTTTAGTATATACTTAAGCGTGTAAGTTTTTCCTCCTCCAGAAGGGGCAACCAAAATCATGTGAGGCGTGTTTTTAAAGTCGATTATCAAGGGTACTAAAACCCCTTTTGATAGTGCCGTTTGGTTTACTCCAACATATACACTTGTATCAAACTTCATCATCGTAAACAGTCCTTTCAGCTTTATTTTTATTATTGCTTTCACGAACAGCGTTTTGATAGTAAAGTAAATCTTTGGATGTACATATATACAAAACATCTACTGCTACTAAGTGCTTTTCCTCAGAATAAAGAATTCTGTCAATATAAACAGAAGGAACTATAGTAGTTGTATCTTGATATACACTTGAAAGACCTGTAATACCATAGTGGTTTAACTGCCCTATCACAGTATTTTGCAGTATTTTTTGCAAATTGTATTCATCAACATCAGGCATATCTGCTAATGGAATAATGAATCTGTAAATCACACTGTTTTTTCGTATAGCATAACCGCTATAGTTGATTGAAGTATCAGAAACAGGTATATCGACAATATCATTTTTCTTAATGACTTCATACAAAAAACAGCTCAAATATGACGCAATATATGGAGCGTTCTTATTTGCCCTTTGTTCACACTTCTTGCGTGCAAATATATGAATTGCAGTCTGATACGAAGGATTATCGAAAAACAAAAAGAGTATGTACACAATTGTACCTAATGGAATTACACCGATAAGACAAATACTAAACATAGAAAGATAATAAATAAGGTCTAACTTGTACGAGCTGAATATATCTGACGTATGATTTGTTATAACCAATATTGTTATTGCGAATGAAAGCATACCTGCTATAATAAAAGAAGCACGCAACGTACGTGTGTCAATTTTTGGCATTTTCATAAAATGACCTCCCAAATCAAATAATATACTAATAAATACTTATGTTTTCCAATAAGTGCTTGATACATCAAAAAACTTATTTGGATACATATTTTATTCTTGTTCTACCATTCTACCGCCCGATGGACAAGCCCAATCGGGCGGTAAGTCCAATCAGTAGCTGAAAAACAGCGCCTATTCTGCATTCTACCAAAATGAACATCTTGCTGTGGGCAAAAAGCCCACAGCGATGTTCATTTATCAGTCTGCGACAATATTCTCAGACCAATCTGAAATAACACTGACTGCAACTACTTTGTTATTATCAAGTCGAATATCAAGCAATGCTCCCCAACTAACACTGGCAAGCTGTTCGGAAATTTCCTTTTCTGCAGAAACATCAACAGTATATTTGCGAATATCACTGGCTCTTTTACCGCCATACTGCATTACAGTAAGGATGTAACCGTCAGACCATTCAACAAGTTTACCTTGTATATCAGCACTGCCTGCTTCACGGTAGTAATCCGAAAGCAGTATAGCTACAATTCGTGGTTTCACATAATTTTTCATGTGAGTTCCTTCTAACTTTTAATTTAAAAATTCAAAATTCAGAAAATAAAACACGGTGACTTATTGCGTACCATAATTTTCACCTCCAATATGTTCAGCGGTATGCAACCTGTTTGTTACCTGATGTTTTTGTAAAATCAGGTGTCAATGTTCTTTTGACAATTACATTGTACATAAGCAACTTTTTTTGTGCAAAAGTAGTTGTTCCTAATACTACTTTTGACAAGATTTTTAAGAAAGAGGTTAATTATGGAAAAAAATAATCTTGAAATGTGTATATCCTGCCCGATTGCACACATTTTTATATCTGAATACAGAAAGATTAAAAATTACACTAAAGAGGGAAAAAAAACAATAAGTAAAAACGATAAAAAAGAATATAAAATAAAAATTGAAATTTCTGTAAAAAAACTATCACAATTGCTAGGCATAAAATTAAAAAATATGTCCAGTATAATTGCCTACATTATGAAAAGAAAATCTGAATTTGAAATGGGAACTACAACGAATATTCTTTCAAAAATGTGTTGTATAAATTGTATTACTTCTATTATTGATTGCTTTGATACAATATCTGAAAATAGTGAATCACTGGTAAAGGATTTACTGCTCTTTGATAAAGATGATATTAAATTATTCGTCAAACTTGAAGAATTTTTAAAAAAGAATAATATCGTCCCCAAAAATCCATTAACAAAAGATGAAAGAAGTTGGTCAGATGATTTTATGAATCTTATATATGAAAACGAAGATGTTGCTGAAGATACGTATTACAAATTTTCTGATTTGATAGATGATTATGTTACGCCACACTCTAACATATCAAAATACGACTGTTGTGATGAAGTATATAAAGGTAATTCATTGTTGAGCGATAAATCAATTTATGAATTTACGAATTGCATAGATAGATTAAATGAACCATTTAAGGAAGAGTTACAAAAGCAAACAAAAATGAATAGAATTAATGGGATATTGAATCATAAATCAAATATCTTAAAATCTGTCATGTGCAGATATTTAGAAAAGGCTGAAAAAAATCAAAAGAAAACACTTGATCTCTTAATGAAAAAGCAAGGGATAACAGATACAGATATTGCTAAAATATTATATAAAGCCCCTAATAAAAAGTCGGAAATAGAAAATTGGCATAAAATAAAAGATAATTCAACAGAGTTACCCCCAAAGGCAAAATTGCATTTACAGGAACTATTAAATATATTATTAGTGTCAGAAGATGTATTAAGATGTGGAACAGGTAAAATATACGGAAATTGGAAAAATGCAATTAATGAAAATAAAAATGAAAAATTCCAAGACGCATTATTAACCTCTGATGATATGAAAGAAATTGAAAAAACTAAAATTTCACCACATAAAAGACCGTCATTAAAAACTAAAGAGCGTATATATGATAGAATAAGAACATTTATAAATCCATCTGAAAATGATTTAAATAAAATGATTTCTGAAAATCCTGAATTTTTTTGTGAAGAGGACTTTTGCGTATTTACCCATGAAAAAGACGGAGAAGAATATTTTGATTATGAGTTAATGTACGAAAATCTGATTCACCCAGAAGATTTTGACACGCTTCTTTCCGTCCTTGAAGAATTGCAAGCAGAGAAAAACAGCTGATTATAACGAAACCGCAGGGAATTTTATATTTTCTGCGGTTTATTTTATAAGGTTCGCTATGGCTATTTTGCCATAGCGTTATTTTTTTGTCCGATTTTTGCCGATATTCACGCTCACAAGCCTTAACTGTTTTCTATATTCAAATCGTCACCGTAGGCTTTAATTTCACATTTTGCTCCGCTTATTTTATAAGTAAAGAATTGCCCTACGGCGTATCGTAAACTTGCTTCTTGACTTATGAAATTTCGCTACGCTTTTAATGCTCATAAAGCCCATACGATGACGATTTAAACGAATAAAACGAATATAAAAAATCAGAAAGGAGTGAAAAATACAGCGTGAATATCTAAATCGGACTTATTAAAAGCCCACCAATTCAGAATTACCGAATATAAATTTTAATTGAAATTAACTTTCAAAGGAGAAACCATTATGAAATACTTTACAAACTGTAACACAGCAGAAGACCTCAAAAAGGAATACAGAAGATTAGCTAAACAGCTTCACCCCGATTTAGGCGGTGAGATAGAAGAATTTAAGGTAATGCAAGAAGAATATGAGAATATGTGGAAACGCCTGAAAAATATACATACAAATTCAGAGGGCGAAACCTACACCAAAGAAACAACGGAAACACCGCAGGAATTTATAAATATAATCAATGTGCTTACAAGCCTTTCGGACATTGAGGTTGAAATTTGCGGTACTTGGTTGTGGGTATCGGGAAACACCAAAGCACACAAAGAAGTGTTGAAAGAATTAAAATTCCGATACGCTCACAAAAAACAGGCTTGGTATTTTCACACAGAACCGTACCGCAAGAAAAGCAAGCGAGAATTAACGCTTGATGAAATCCGTGATATGTTCGGTTCTGAAAAATATAGTCACAACGAATACAAAAATCCTGTACTGCACAGTTGACAAAAAAGGGGAACAGCTGAAAAGTTGTTCCCTCAAACTAAAATTAACTTTCAAAATTTATTTAACGGCAGAATAGATTTACATAAATTTTGAAAGTTATTTTACAAAAATATTGAATTTTCACATATTGTATGCTAAAATAAAAATGCCAAACAAATTTGAATATATCAGCATATTAGTTGTGTGCATTTTTATCTTTAGGTAAAAATGCAGGCTCTTATTTGCATACTGCTTTTATGTTGATGTGAAATTTGTTTGGCGACAAAAGGGCTATGTGTTTTTCGAGGTGCGTAGCTTGTCTATGCACCTTTTTTATTAGAAAAACGGTGATGTTTTAAATTTTTTCAAAGTTTTTAAACTTTTTTTAAAAATTTTCAAAAAATTTTTCGAAAAAATGAACCTTTTTGCCGTTCAAAGTATCTAATATATAGGAACGCAAAAAAATTACAAAAAAGGAGGAAATATTATGAAGAAAATCAAAGAGCTTGTATCAAGTGCAAAGAGCGGAAATAAAAAGTCATTTGATAAGCTGTATGAGCTTACACATAATGATGTGTGGTACAACTGCCTTTCTTTGCTCAAAGATGAAGAAAACGCAAAAGACATAATGCAGGAAACCTACATTACAGCTTTTTTAAAGCTTGACACACTCAAAGATGAAGAAAAGTTTTGCGGTTGGGTTACTACAATAGCTGTAAACCTATGTAAAAAGAAATTGAAAGGAAAGGTGGAATATCAGATAGATGATGAAGTTCTGATTACAGAAGCAGAAACAGACGAGTTAATGCTCCCCGAGGAGTACATAACCAAAACCGAAAAAAGAAAAGTACTGTTACAGATTATGGAAGACACACTTTCATTCAATCAGTATCAGACTGTTTTAATGTTTTATTTTGATGAAATGTCAATTTCTGAAATTGCACAGGGACTTGAAATTTCAGAGGGAACGGTAAAATCTCGCCTTAACTCTTCAAGAGCAAAGATGAAAACTGCAATTGAAGATTACGAAAATAAAAGCGGTGACAAGCTTCACGGTGTTGTTGTTGTACCTTTCTTTACAACTATTTTCAAGGAAGAAGCAAAGAGCCTTGCAGTACCGAA